GGAACGTCTCCAATGTCTCCGGACTTTAGAGAAAGGTCTCCATTGGTGAAGGTTCCAGTAGCAAGGTCGTCCTTGTTTGCTGCAATTGCTGTAACAAGATTTGTCAATGTTGCTTCAGCAAATGCAGTATTAAGATTTACCTGCATACCTTGCTTGTACAGACGAGCAGCATCAAGAACCTGATCGACAGCAACCTCGCCAAAGTCTGGCTGGAACTGAAGCTCAAGACCGTTCATAGTGTAGCCAACATTACGAATAGTCTTGTTGCCAGAAATGTAGCTTGAGCTAAGTTGTGATAGAGTTTCTTGATATGTTATGCCAGCAGATGCACTTGGAAGAGCAACAGATGCTGAACCTGCAAAGAATACACCGTTTGATGGGGCACCATCAGCTGTTGTGAAGTATTCGAGAGCCTCGTCCGCAACAAAGAGCTGAGCAGCACCAACAATGATGTTTTTTGATGTACCTCTAATAACTGCCATATTTTTTCACCTCTTTTTATTTGATAAATTTAGGGACTTGCTTCCTCATTTATTATTATATATGCTTTTTTTATGTATTTTCTTTATATACCGTCGTTGGATGGTATTCATATCTTATAATAAGTTGTGTAATATATTGTTGATTGACAGAATCCGGCCTTGTTGCTGCATCTATTGCTAAAACTTGATATGCATTGACACATTCAAAATATATTCCATTATTTGCTCCATATGTTGTGCCGCCAAAAGCATTAACTTCTGATGCAGTGACATCATCTCTATCAAGAATATCTGTCATAAAGTCTCTCCATTCATAAACAGAAGAAACAGATCCTCTAATTGAATATGTTGTTTGACCAGACTTCTTGGCATAAACAGGTTTATAATATCCTGATCTTGCTCTTATAAAGGAATCATAAACAATATAGGTTTGATTTTTCCACATTTGAGCCCCGGCATTTGCATCAGATACCGGGAAAAATGGAACTCTATTGTTATATAAATTATATATTGCAGGCTTTTCATTTTGAAATTGTTTCCATATAAAAGCATTAAGAATAAGGTCTGGATATTTATTCATAATCATCTCCCGGAGCTCTTGTAATCCATGCTATTGCAGCAGCCTTTCCAAGAGATCGTGGAGCTCCTGATCGTGCAGCAGCAGAAAATTGAGACATATAAGGTTGGGGATTAGACATATGTTCATAAAACCTTATTGATCTTAAATATACTTGAGTGAAATATACATTATAAAATTCTTCAAAATATCTAACAAATGAACCTCGTGTTTCAGGCCCACCAGGATTTTCTATAACAATTGGACCTGTTCTAAAATACTCTACTCCATCAATTTCAAAGAATAATGCCTGTGCATCAACTTCTTTAATAACAACCGTTATTCCATTTTCCATTACATTTGCTTTATCATAAAATGGCTCTTTTGATCCATCTTTTATTGATGTTGATTGTAGAAAGTTTGCGGAAATAATTGAATTGTCTCCAGATATTGCAGCCTGTAATTCATACAGTCTGGCAGATGGATTTCCAACTTGCCCCCATTCGTAAACATGATGAAGCATCGATGGATTAGTCCGGGCCAATGAATCAAGATATTGATAAAAAGCCTCTATGCTTGTATTAGCAACTTTTCTTGATATATACGATCTTCTCGTTGATATTTCTTCTAAAAATCCTCGTGTATACTCAATAACATTAGATACAACTTTATTAACATCACTAACATCTACTCTCATTTTCATCATGACCACAAATCAACTCCTTGGTCTTGAGATCGTCTGAGAAATACTCTAAAATAATTTATTCTTTGAAATTCTGAAAATGATGGAACAATTGTTGCTATTTCATATATTGTAGGTTTGTCATAGTCTCTATAGATAACTACCCCGGAATCATCTTTAATATTTGAAACAAGAATAAGATTTAATACATGAATTTCTGGATTATTATCATTTTGATCCTGCAAGTCTACTCTAATATCTTCGTTTGTTCTAAAATAAAGAAGGTTGCTATAATCGATAAATTGATCTGGTCTTAACTCTGGCCCCATCGTTCTTCCAGTCATGGAACTAATTGATGAACATCGAACTTCTCTATTTTTAATCCAATCTAATTCTATTTGACCAAAATCATTTTGAGTTTCTGAACCATAATATAAGTCTGCCGTCATTGGAAAATATATGTCATCAAATGATGATCGAGGCAACATTAAAGCACTCCTGGGTCCAGATAATTTCCATATCGTGACAATATTTTATCTACAATTGCATTTCCTGTTCCACCAAAAAAGTCTTTAGCAAATTTTATCTTAAAATCATCTGTATCGAATGATTCTATATATCTTGTTGTGTATCTAAGATTGTTCAATGATATATCTTGAATAAGAAGCTCACATGCCTCCTGAATATCTGAAGGAATATTCGGCCACCCATAATCTGCATCAACGACATATTCATATCCATCAGCAAAACTTTTGCTTATAAATCTATCTCTCCATAATGGACCATAGTTTACCCTATTGATTTTATCATCTGAACTTTCAATAATTGCCGTCCTGTCTTTGCTTATTTCAAAGTTCATAAGATTTTCTGAACTTGTTTTTGATGAATCATAGATAAGTTCTTCATTTTCATATACTTTATATATTTTTTGAATTCTTTGTTTTACTGGCAAATATCCAATGCCATTGCCAATAAATTCTTTTTCTAGTCTTTGATATGTAAAAGGATATGTAATTGTATTGATAATAAAGCGGGCTACTCTTTCATATTCTATTGTTGAATTTAATGATAAAGAAAGTTTATTTTGTACCTTCGATATATTGCAATATGGACGAACTACATCAATAACATCATCATAAACTTGAATACTTGCACTATTAAATATAGTTGAATTAAGTTTCCCGGTATATGTCATATAATGATTATTAAGAACAAACGATGCTTCGCCCTCATCATTACTGGTTGCAAAAGCGGTATATTCTAATAAAGTATCTGCATCTGTATAAATTAATCTATGTTGTTCTGATAACGATAATTCATCAATATCAACAATAACAGAGGAGCTATTATATTGCCTTAATACTTCCACTTATCCTCCACAGATTTAACTACTTCATTGGCATCTGCAACTCTTAATCTATCTGAAACATTCAACCAAGATTGTGCTAAATCTATACTTAAAATATGATAACCTTTTTCAAGTCTTCCTAAATTTCTATCATATACGGCACATTCCGCATATAATGCCATTAAAGTTTTCTCAATTTTCTTTTCTTTTGGCATAATTAAATTATAACATTATATATAAAAAGAGGGGGGCAATATAAGCCCCCCCCTCCTTATTTATTTATCAAACAGTCTTGAATGCAACAGCGCTTGCCTCTTCGAGCTGAGCTCCGAAGCGAACGAATACTGTGTACTCAACTGTGTCTTTCTTTGGTTTGAACTCGCGGTGTACTGTAACATCTCTTTGGAATCCCCAAATACGATTCTCTGGGAATGTCAAAGACATGTAGTCGTCTGGGAACAACGGAACTTCCAGAATTGGAAGACCTAGAACACGGTACTGAATTGGGGCACCTAGTGTTTGCGGTACAGTTCCGTCAACAATACGCTCAACAATACGCTCAGAGTTGAGATTCCCAGTTTGTGCTAGGTTGTTTAGAAGCTTGGCTAAAGCTTCGCTACCAGCATAAAACTTCATGGATGCACGAGAAGCACGGTACTTGCGTGGCATTGCCAACACAATGTCCTGAAGATCTTGAACACTCCATGCGCTGCCACTTGCATATGCACCACCATCATTTCCACCTGAGTATTCTTTCTTGTAGAATCCATCAAGAATATTAAGAAATGCTGATGCAGATCCAGTAGCTGCTGTGTCGCCATTAATGGCAAGGTCCTCAATGTCATTGGCAAATGCACGAGTCATTGTCCTGACAAGGTGATCTTCAAGTCCTGCTCCTTCGATGTTGTCTTCTAGTGCCTCAGTTGAAACTTCCCAGTCAAGACGAATCTTCTTGGTTGTAATTTCAACCTTGGTGAAAGCAACATTTGCGTTGTTGAATGTGTCATTTGCCTGTGCTGCTGCACGAATAACACGTTCTCCAACATGTAGTTTCTCTAGTTCTGCGGTATTTGCTCGCATTGTTACACGACGACCATCACGAGCAAGAACTTGCTGCTCGAAGATGTACTCGATAAACTGACGAGATTGTTCTGGAAGAAGAATACCACCATCGGATGTAGTAGATACACCAGCACGATCAACTACGGAAGTCCCAGTTCCTAGAACATCGGCTGCTGGAGTTACTACTGAACCAATGCCACCAGAAACAACTGTTGATGTTGAGTATGCCTTTTCCATTACTTCATTATTCTCCATATTATTCACCTCCATCATATTGTTAGCGGTATAGGTCAGCGGAACCGAGGAAGCGACCATCCCACAATGTTTTTCTTATTTTTTGTTCCTGAACGACCCCGCCGAGGTCGCCAGACTTGCGAACAGCAGTATCAGATTCCACGGCCTGAACTCGCTGCTCAAACTTTTCTACAGTTGACTCAACTTTTCCTACAGATTCAACTGCGCTTTTGGTTGACTTTTCAAGATCAGCAACTTTATTGTTAAGATTGTCAACAGTTTCAACAAGACTCTTGATTAATCCATCTGTATATGAACGAATCTCTTCTTGAAAAACATTTTTCAGTGAAGATGCAATTTCTTGAGCAATGTCATTCACTGATTTTTCTACCTGCTCAACAGCTTTTTCAAGAACTTCAACTTCTTCGTCTTCTTCAACTGCTTCTACTTCTTCAGATTCCTCGACTTCTTCAGATTCTTCAGTCTCAACAACTTCTTCAACAACTTCTTCATTCTTCTGAATGGCTTCAGTTGTTTCAGTTACCTCATCTTTTTCGTCATCAAATTTTTCAATAATTTCTTTTGCCATTTCAGCCTCCTTTGTATTGACAGGTTCATCAACATTCTGATCAGATTCATTATTCTTTGATAGTGGAGTAATACGCCTTAATGTACTCATTTTGTGACCAACAATTCTGTCAGTTTCCTCCCATCCATCAGAAGTACGAGAGTACAAGGTAATCAACACTGCTGGATCATCCTCTGACGCAGATATTGTGAAAGAGCTATCTGGAATATTCACAGATCCACTTCTCACTACTCGATTAACTTTTCCTCTTGCTGTTCCGCCTCCAGATGAGCTCCATGAAACAAAGTCTCCTACTCTCACCTTGTCAGCTTTTTCAACAAAAGTGGAAAAATATTTATTTAGCAGTGATTTTACAACAGAGGTCTTTTCTTTTTCAATTGATTCAATAAATCCTACATTAATCATTCTTTTCTCGCAACTTGGGCAGGGAGAATTATCGTTTTGAGAAAAAATAACAAGATTGTCGTCAGAGCAAAGAAAAACATTATTAAGATTAACTTCGGTTGCCAATCCTTTGAATATAAGATTGCCCTCATCATTTTTTTGAATAGAAAGAATGTTTGCATGTTGGTTGGCAGGATTATCTACCAGCGAAAGTTCTTGTAGTTCATATTCATTAACGACTCTAATATTTTTATCAAGTTCGCTGTTATATGCGGTTTCTGTTTTTTTAATACTTCCGCCAATTGAAAATCCACTCAAAGTTCCATCAAGTATTTTTTCCCATGTATCTTGAGCACCCTTGGATATATAACTTCTAACAAAAACGCCATTATACTCTTTCTGATCATCATTATCATAATATTTTTGAGTATCAAATGAAATCATTTTGCCAACAGCTATTGGCTGGTGCATTTCACGAACATTTCCTCGAAATGACTCAAAAGCCTTTACGCTTGCGTCAAGAGTAACGATGTCTCCCTGACGATCAATGTTATCTAATGTAGCAAATCCAGACACGATTCTATTCTCCCTGTCAATCTTGGAAATGGGAACAGAAAGAACAACTTTTTCATCGTCTGTATGCCAATAGGCTTTTTCAAAAATAGACATATCTACTTTATTATACATGTATTTTTTACATAAAATTAACAGATTTTATGTATTTTGCCTTCCTTCGCCGCCCGGTGCTCTCATATTTGTTGAAGATAAAGAATCTGTTGAGTTATCAGTTCTATTTTGGTCTCTTTGTCGCGTCCCTAGTGCTCGTGCTCTTTGATCGGCTGACTGCTGAGGCCTTAATTCAACAAATTCATTTCCATCTGGTCTGACTGGAAGATTATTACGTTCACGAACTTCATTTGGAACAATGACCCTCATTCTTAAATATCTTTCATCAATCTTGCTTTGTGTGTCTTCATCTGTCAAAGTAAATTCATTGAATTTAAATAAAAGCATGTCTGTTTTTTCTTTGATTATTTTATTGATAATTTTTTCAAGATTTCTTTGAGATGGTCTTGATACCTGTTCCTTAAATGTTCTGTCTCCAACCATTGCAGATGCAATTGATCCTTCTCCTGATCCAACCTTTGAAATTGGAACTTGATGTGACATAAGAATATCATTTATATTAGATTTATGATATTTTTCAAATGAGCCTTCTTGAACAGTATTTTCTATCGGCTTCATATCAAATTCAACTTTTTTATCAATTGAATCTCCAGGAAGAGGTATATACAATGTTCTATGATTTTGCCCCCTAAGTCCAGACTGCATAAAACGGAAAAATCTGTCTTCTGACTCAGGACTAAGCTTTGCTCCTTTGAGAGTCAATATGTATCGAGGTACTGCCTTATTTTCAAAATAATCAATATTATATTTTGCTGCAAGAATATCTCCAACAATAGAAAATGCTGAAGAAACTGTGTCTGGAACTCCATAATATGTATTTTTAGGAGAATACTTCTTTATATGAATAAGTTCATTTGGTCTAGTGTCTTTAGTTACCGGATTTTCTGTTGTTGTGTCTTGGAAGTTTCTAAAAAATACAACTCTTTGATTAACTACTTGAATATATCCATCTCTTATTCTTCTGACTCTAATTGTTGTTGAAGGAATATGTCCAATATATCCTATTTCTCCAGTAACCTTTCTTCCAATTTCAATGTATCCATTTCCAGTAGATTCGTAATCTGTATAAACTTTTTCTAATGTATGAGTAAATGTGTCTTCATCATTCATCAACTCAAGCCACTCTGCCATTAAATTCTTTCCTCTGGCAACCTTTCGCTGTGCTCTTTGAAGTTCTTGGTCGGACTCAGCTAGTTCTAATTTTTCAATTGTCGACGACGTTGGAATAAAATTGTATCCAAGGCCAACAACATTTGCTACCTTTGCTGATATAGCAGCATGATTGGCAAAAGAATTTTCATAATAAAAAGCTAGTTCATCCAGATTGTATGGTGGAACAACAACATCAAATAGTCCATATGCCGTGACTATTTCTTGTTCAGGAAATAATTGCTTTGATCCTGCCCCGTCACCTGAATAAACCTTTTGAAGTCTTGAGACTCTTCTTTTAAAATTGGGGGATAGTGAATCAAAAGTTTTAACAATTTCTGAGTCAGAAGAAAAAATATCAGTTGTTTTATTTAAAGATTGTGGAACATCTATTTTAGCAATATATTCTTCATCAATCGTCATAATTTCTACCATGCTTTTGATAACTTCTTTGTGCATCATACCATGCACCCAAATCTGTTTCGCTTGGAATATACCCTTCCTTCATTCTTCCAATTTGTTCTGAGTATTCCATATCCGACACTCTTCTCACACCTGGAACAAAATGTGGCTTTCCATCTGGAGCACCATAATGATGTGCGGCTTTGAGTATTTTATTCATCGCTGTAATATCATTACGAACAGCGGGTATATTCATAACATTTCCATCTCTATCTTTAAATATATCTCCAGAGTGACTCATCCAAACATAAAGTCCATCATCTCTTTTTTTCTGAATAACAGTTAGTTTAGACTCACCCGAATTCATACACTGATTATACCATATTATGCAGGAGTACCTGAGAATATTGACCAAGATGTGTTCATAAGCAATCTACTTTTCTCATAATCTATTGTTAAAGTCGATGAGTCTCTATTAACTATATTTGATATTCCTAAATATGAATTGAAGACTAAATTACCTGGAATTGAATAAAGACTTGCTTGCTCTGCATTTAAAGCTGTTGACCATGTATACTCATTGTCAAATTGGTTCCAATATTGAATTGAAGCAGAAGGACTAAAAAGAATCTGAGTCCACTTACTTTCATACGCAGAAGAAAATAGAACGTCTGATGATTTTTGGAAAAATGATATATTGTTAAATATCATTCCCTCAAGCAATTCAAATTGACCAAGTGTATTAGAAAATGCATATGATTGTCCAAATGAAACAACAATTGAATTCCAACACATTGGCTCTATTGATATTGAATCAACAATAAGTCCATTTTGATAGAATGTTGCACCTGTATACTCTGAATCTGTATTCGCATTAAAAAGTTTTAATGATGCCCTTTTCCCATTTGATTCAGGAATTACTTTAAAATATGCAGGTCTTTCATTTGTATTTAATCGAGCAACAATTCTTTCTCCAGATATTAGTTCATCATAGTTATACATACAGAAAAATTGAATTCCGCCAAGATTATATTTGTTTGAAAGCTGTTGATTTATTGGAATGCTAATTCCTCTTACTGCATCGTTATCGGAATAGTTTAAAACAGATATTCCAGAATCTGATGTCGTATATAGATATGGCATTGATTCTCTTCCTATAACAAATGGATTTTTTGCTTTAAATGAATAAAGATCTCCATATCTTGTAAATGGATACAAAGACATTCCAGTTTTAGTTTTTATTGAATAAAATGATGATTCATCATATGCCAAAGACGTTAAACTCATTTTTTGAAGTTTAATCGGCTTTCTTTTAATACTTTTTGTTTTCATTTCAACATGAAGACCTAAATAGTAGTCATTAAAGTCAATAAGTTCTTTTGGAGGAAATATTACTGTGCCGTCAATTAACTCATACTTACTTGAAAGAACATCAATGGTATTATCAAAATCGATGACTCTGTTGTTTGCAATTGTGCTTGCGCTTATCCAATTGCTATATGGTATTGTTCCAACTTCAGATGAATTTTGAAGTGTTGTATATATTTTGACATCAGAGTTATTGTCAACATTTGACATTAAAGATCCTGTTTTTGTTATTGAGGACGGATAGTCAATATTAAATTGAATTGTATCTAAATCATAATATGAATTACCACTTCGATCCGTCACAAATTTTCCAAGATAGCTCAAGGGAATATGTGATTCCCAGTATCCTTGAGCAGCAATGTCAAGTTCAACACTTTTTGCAGTCTTGAATGGCAGCAAGGTATAATTTCCTATATAGTCAAATATATTATCATTATCACTAATTGAAATGACACTTGCAGAATTTAAAGATGCAAATCCATTGCTATCAAAATAATTAAAATCATTTCTTGCTGTTAGCTCAGAACTATTGAATGTAAGAGCATACATTTTACCAGTATATGTTTGGGTGTCATATCCACACACATTTAATGATAGATTTTGAAGATTATCAAAAAAATCATTAAGAAATAGTCTATAATTATTAGATATTCCTGGAATATTTATTCCTGCAATAAATGCTGCTGAAGATGATTGAAGAACAGAGCTTTTTAATATTGTCGTAGAAGTTCCGTTATAAAATTTATAATTAACAGAAGAACTTGTCATATCAATAGAAAAATTCTTTGTATTATTTTTACTATTTATTCTCATTAATACTTGGGCACTCGAAGATACACTTGCAGAATTTCTAAATACTCCTAATAATGATATAGTAGGCTTCCTGGTAACAGATAAGTTATTGAAATATATTGTAGGATGTATATTTGCATATGAAGTTGGATTTGGCCTCATTGTAATAAATGTTCGAGGATCGTCTGCGGGTATTTGATTTTGTGCAAAATAATTATCAATAAATATGTCGGCAGAAGTTTTTACCGATAACTCCTCCCAACTTGCAACTGAATTCCAATACGACCATGTTTGAGCAGAAACTTCGTCCCACGTTCTTGGCTCATTTGTCAAATTAAATATTGATAAATCTTCTCCATAAATTTTTAATTCTGGAAGATCATAATCGGGTAATGTAATATACCTTGTTGTAGAATCTAAATTAAAGAAATATCCAGTAGTCCACTTTCTTTGATCTGGGAATATAATATTTGAAGAATATTTGGCAAATGCAAAATCTATATATGCATTGTCTGCATTAAATTGAGAAGCAATAATATCTGGAGATTCAACTCCCTGGCCATAAACAAACTTTCTTTTTGCTAGAACTTCTGGAACAATATATGGATATATTGCAATACAATCAACTTCCATTGGTTGAGTATCATTATGTGCAAAAAAACCGATCCAATCCTTTGTTGTTGAAGGAAGAGTCAGGTCGTCTGCAACAATGTCAAAATCTAAGACCTTATCTCCATTTATTAACATACTGACATTTGATGGCGAATATCTTATATCAATAAGCATTGGCCTAAACCACTTGCCAACAAAATGAGAGTATGAATGTCTATCTAGTCTTAAAGTCAAATACTCTTCCTCTACATAAAGACCATCTGTGCCGGCAAGCGGTCCAAATATTTTTAAAGGAGTATTTGATTTATTATTGACTCTTAACCAAAATTCTGCTGTTAACTGTTTATATTTGCCAGTTCTATTGAAAAATCCTTTTCCTGGGAAAATCATTGAAGGAATTGATGGTTGTATTGATGGATAAAGTTTTGTAATATTGCTTGATCCATATACCATTGGCATACCGCCGTTATAGGCAAGCATTCTTTTTCCTTCAAGAATATAATAGCCATTGTCTTCAACATTTACTCCATAAGCATCTAATTCAACATAATTTAATTGAACACTTGACGAAGGAAGAAGGGTATAAAATTCAGCTGATGAAGAAATAGGTGATGAATATACTCCTGTTGTATTTGATGCATATGCATTTGACCATTGACCAATAGAAAGTCCATTAACATATATATCATAGTCTGACCCAAATGATGAATCAAAATATTCTACCTCTAAATAACCATATATTACCGAAGCAGACGACGGTATTGTCATCGAATGAGATACTTGTTGCCAATTTGTAAAAGATGTCGTAACAAGACTTTGTTTTGTATCAGATATCAAAGATCCATTTGAGTTATATAAAAATCCAATTTTATATCGTTCTGGTAGAGATGATGCTTTCCATAAATTTGCATTTATTGTTATTGTATTTTTATTTGAGTCAAGATCTGATATATATATTGGATGAGATGTTGCAGTTACTGTTGCAGATCCAGAATTTGTTTTGCTAAAACCTGATAATATTTCATCTGGCATAGGAATATCAAATACAACAGATGAAGATGTCGAGGCATATGCAGAGGCTCCAGAAAAAGTCCATGAATGTATATTTTTTCCACTAGCACTTAACAGCGATATAAAAGAAAGATTGTCATCGGCTGGCCACAGAGCAAGAGTATTCTCTGCATAAGCTCGCATTGCATAAAGATTAGAAACATCTGTAGACATAAATCACCTATGCCTATTTTATCATGAAACTACATTAGCCTATTATGCTTTGCCGGCCTAGTTTTATTATATGCTATTTTATTCAACAATGTTTCAGATAACTTTCCTTCCTCAACTATTCTATACCGTTGCATTGCTGCATACAAATCTAGCAACCTGATAATAATATCTGAAAATTCTTTTAATATAGTTTCTGATCCCTGACTTTTAACATATGCATCTGCTAATTCACTAACTTCTGTGTCAATAAGCATCATCTTTGCAAGAATTTGGTTTGCAAGATCTTCATTTTTTTTGATTGCCCAAAATCCTTTTTCAACGGCATTTGTATGAATTTCAAATGTTAACTCTTCTAAATTAATATTCATTCTTCTCCTTAAGATATATCGACTATTTCACACCCAGTTGAGGAGGTGCAAGACAAATCTTGGACACCCTTAGTTCCATCTTCTTTTTCATATTCTGACAATCTAGACCAATCAATATGTTTGGGCATTTTCTCTACCATTTCATCATATTGTTCTTTTGTTATTTCTTGATATGGTGCTTGCTTATATGTATGTTCTGAATATGGAAGAAAAGAAACTCCCCCAATATCATCAAAATTCTCATAAACCCATGAAGAAACTTCAACCCATTCATTTTCTCTAACATTAATAGTTACAGAAGGATTATGCTCAGTCCAATGAGCTCTGTAGGTTTTCCAAATATTTAAATGATCAATTGCTGTTAAATCTGTTGTAACAACTGCTCCTTCTGGAGC